CGGCTCTTAAAACCTTTAAAAATTTCGCTACCTAGCTGGGTAGCGGAGGAGTACCAGAATAGTACATTCTTGGTAACCCTTTGAAGAAGAATGTTTGGAAATCTTCTCCAGTTGCACAATAAAATGCCAGCACAGATTCATCCGCTGTAAAAGATTCACAAAAGATGCGAAAATCAAGGCATTCATTGTAGCGAGTTTGTGCCACATCACCAGTCCAATTTTGAACTCGTCCAGGTACAAACCTAGCTGGTGAATAGAATGGGGCTTCTATTTCCATACAAGGATTTACAGTTCCATTGGCGTATACCATTCCCATCTTCCCAGCGAGGGGACGATCATTAATTGGAGTGGTGCCAATACGAGCTACTGAATTGTATGCTACGGTACTTTCTGAAGAGGTGGCAGGGGGAGAAGCAACACTGAAATAGTACTGTGCGCCTTGTCTAATACCCCCTCGTTCGCACTGTCCATTCAGTGTTTCCCATTCGTAAAGAGGCAAAACTTTCCAACGTATGGATCCTCTCCAACCTGCAAATGCCATTGTAATCCAGTGGATCAAGACAGTGTTGCAATAGTTGTATGGCGCTAATGTTGATGTGGTGTGAATTGCGCCATTTACATCACCTCTCAAATACGGATACGAGTTCATACCCATGGAGATTATCTGGGAAAATCCAGAATCAGCAGCAACTGTAGTATGCAAATTATATCTCTTGAGCATTGTCCGAAAGCTAGTTATTTTCTCTCCAGTGTACACAAGATTCAACTTATCAGTTATAATCTGTTGCCCATTGAGATCTTGGACTTCACTTTCGGTATGCATTGGTTCACTATCAAGAGGATTGGCGTCAGCGACACCCATATCAACCTCTCCACTTTGCGGAGTCAAAGTCATGTACTGGTAGTAATCATCAGGCACAAAAACCTGAAAGTCATCACCAGCACTGACAAACACGTTGATTTGAATGTCATTGTTTGCAACTGAGTTGGGTACCGTGAGTTCGTTAAGAACAGTCACCTGCAAAACTCCGTTCCCTTCCTCTTTGGCCGTGTACCGAGTAGTACTCCAGGTTTCTGTCATAGACTGAATACCAGGAAAGTGGTGGTCAATTAAAGAAACATCTTGACCATTGGTAACACTAACCGTGAAATCGACTTTCTCAGCAATATCAACAATATGAGAATAGTTGACATTAAACTCAGTCTGCGCGTCGAAAAAGTTGGGATCATATGAAATACGTAAGCGACCTTTGTGATAATTGGAAGCAACAACCTGAAACCTGAAGTTCATGGTTCCAGTCCAGTATGTAAATGGCAATGCTGCCATTGCACACGCAGGCAAATGATATGCAGTTGGCGTACCTGATTCGTTCCATATCACAGGGGTGACTCTATTATTCCACAGCAATGTGTCGGGGGCTGTACCAACAGCCCAATCAAAAGTGGCCAAATAAGACTCACGGCCAGCAATTGATTTAATGTCCAAAACATCTCCTGACGCAACACCAGAGACATTTGGATCAATGGTCAACTCTTGCTTGTCATCAACAGTAAGCTTTTGAGCATTATCTGGTACATTTGTCAGAGCTAACGATGATGTTGGAAAATTTCTAAAGGGTTCTGGATTTTTGGTCACGGCAGGACGAGAGTAACCAAATGCAGAAGCGACTCCGGCTAAAGCACGCGCTCCCATTTCAGTAGCTTTCGCATATGGAGCTATGGCGGGTATAGTACTTGCCATCTGTGCTATATTAGCAACGGCAGTAGCCGGTTTAGAAATCACTCCTTTCATATTTGCTTCATCGACTTCTCCAGACTGTGGAATAAGTTGTGGATTGTCGAGTGAAGTGGGCACAGCAAGAGTAATGTCTTCAGCCCACGCAAAGATAGAAATTGTCACTTTGTCTGACGCACCATTTGCGTGTTTCAGAACATTGATTGATTTCAACAAACACAAACCAAGCTGATCGTAATCGGCGGTGGCTTGTTTAACATTATTAAGATGGTAAAAGAAAGGCAGAACCATATCACCACCTTGAGAAGTTGTTGGATTCAAGTAAAGATGCGGGAGTTGAGACAGTTGCACAATATCTTGGTCCACAAGAGTGGACGGTGCAAAACTATCGAGTGCATCAATTGGATTATAAGCCAAGATGGCTCTTCCATACTGAAATCCGTTACCATTCAACACAACCTTAAGATGAAGCTTTGATCGCAACAAATTGAAGTTGGCAATACGGTTAACAACTCTCTTGTTGTTGAAAAAGAGTGACCAGGGATCAAAGGAATCGGCCAAAGCCAGACCTGTTCCCCATTCTTCTTCGTAAATTTTAACTGGGCGTGCGAAGAACTCACCCAAACTGACATCTCCTGTATCTTCCCCCATACGAGTTTCATCCATAGAACTGACGACCTCGTACATGTTCGGGGAGACATCATCCAAAAACTTAAGATTTGTTGTCTTTATAGAATCTGGAGCATAAGAAACAGAAAATTCAGTACCACTCTGAGGTTCAAGTACTACCTCTGGTGGTATAACTTTCTCAGTTACACGGCTAAGACTCCTAGGCCTTGGAATTGTTCTCTCCACATCTTTGAGAGACAACATTTCAAAAGCCGAGTCTATCGATCCCAATAAATCGCTTGGATCGAGAGGCTTAATTGGAACTCGGTCTAAGGATGAAATCCTTTCACCAAGTGAATGCCTATGCTTACGGAACAATTTATCAAACCTGTTGGGATTAATACCGTATTCTTTGAGATTGCACAAAACATGCCAAGTTGTGGGATACATTTTGGCCGATCCCACCGAGCCATTTTCGTTATTTACATTATTAACAGTAGTAAGCGATATTTACAATTTCTGCACATTGCTCAGTGCGCAGAATGGTATTATTTACAATGAGATAGCTAATCTCTCCCCTAAACAGGGGTATCCCAAGAGTGGGATGCTTATATGTACAAAGCCTAAATTAAATACAAAAACAATACAAAATATACATAAATTTGGTAACCATATATACACAAGTGGTTTTGCTCTGCCGTAGCACCCAGTCCACCAAACTGGGCGAACAGACTTAAGGTGTCTATTCCAAACCTACGATTTCTTCCTCCTCTTCTAGTTCCTCACCAAGGTACTTATGTCGCCAATGGTTGACACGTTTGTCATAAGAAACTTCAAGGGCGGGGCACAGGTGTTCGATTTCACAATCCTGTGCAACTTGACGGAGCTTACTCCTACGATCTTCAAAAACATCACGACCGTAATAAAACCAATCATGCAAAGAGCTCTCTATGTTTTGAGCACTGTGCATGGCTAGAGTAAGTTCTTTTGAAAGCAAATGCGCATGAAGACGTTTGTAGATCGACTCTTCTGAAAGAAGTCCAACTTTTTGTCCCAAGTCTTCATTAAACACGCACTTGCGCTTCAGGAAATCTACATCACTTTCCGTCATATAGTGCGTTGGAGTAGATTCCTTATCTGGCATGGTGAATTTCATATCGTGTTCTGCTAGCCACTCGGCATATGTGATGTGAGTAAACTTGCCACACGATTTAGAAACAGTTCCGATGACATCATCTCCATATGTCAAAAAAAGAACAATGTTCCTTGAAGTCCAATTCAGGATAAATTGAGAAAAAGCAGCACCTCAACAACAAGGAATTACCCAAGGAATTGATAATCACTGTGAGGTTCTGTCCCGAAGGATTAGTTCCAAACAGTTGAATTAAATCACCATTATAAGCCATTACCGGATACACAACCTCATGTACAACCATCTTCATCAGGTGGATATCCTCTGCAGTATATCCATCGCATTTTTCTGCAATATCAATCAAGATGTCAAAAGCAGCGATCGTAATCTGTGCAGGCATACGAACATCATACTTGCTATAATCTCCAGCTAGCACTCTGTTCTTACCTTTACTCATGGCGGCTTCCCAGAGTTCTTCCCATTCCAATCCTTCAGCAT